AAATGAAAATCAACCTGCGCGTGAATTACAATGATGGTAATTCTAAAGAAGTCATTTGTTCAGCTAGAGACTTAGTTGCCTTTGAGGAAAAATACAGCAGGTCAGTAGCAAAACTCGAATCAGAGTTCAAACTTACTGACCTGCTTTTTCTTGCTTGGCATAGTGAGAAAAGAACTAACGCAACTAAAAAAGAATTTGACAACTGGCTTGATGAAGTTGACGAAATTCAGGTTAGCGACAACGACCCAAAATAACACCGCTCGGAGAGTTCTCTGAGCATTGGTATATTGCTTATTTAGCTTGTGAAACTGGGATTGCTCCCTCTTTGCTTTTACAAGAGTCTGACCGTATGCTTTTTACGTTGGGTATGTATCTGCGTTGGCGTTCTACGAGTGGGAGAAAGTCCAATTGACAGCTGAAGTGCAAATCAGAGGCATTGCTGGTGTTAACGAAATGATTAAAGAACTTAAACAAATTGAGCCTGAGTTGTATCGTCAGTTGCGTAAAGATTTAATTCAAGATGTCAAACCTTTGTACAACATTATTAAGGCTCGTATTCCTATTGAAGCCCCACTTTCAGGTATGAATAACAATGGTCGTCTTGGCTGGGGTAAACCTATTCGTGTAACAGCAAGAATCAATATGAGAAAACGTAGGGGCTATACAAGTTTGTTGAGTGTCAAAACCACTAATGCTGCTGTTCAAATGGTTGATTTTGCTGGTTCTAGAAGCCAAGGTGTAACAAAATCTGGTCGGGCTATGATTGCAAATTTGCCTGGGTTTCCCTCAAGATATGTTTGGCCTGCCGCAATACGATATTTGCCACAAATTATTGATTCCGCAAATAAGACTTTAGAAAGATACTCTAAAATTAAGAATAGAACTCTCGAATTTATACCAAAGAATTAAGGATTTATTGTGGCCATTAACATTCCGATTGTCAGTCAGTACAACGCTAAAGGTGTCAATGACGCTAAAAAGAGTTTAAGCGGTTTTGATAATACTGTTAAGGCTTTAGGTAAATCTTTAGTTAGTGTTTTTGCTGCTAAACAACTTGTATCTTTTTTTGCTTCAAGCATTAAGGGTGCTGCGGATGATGCAAAAGCTCAGGTTCAACTCGAAAAATCTATTAGAAATACCTCTAATGCAACAAGTCAACAAATCAATGGTTTGCGCAGTTTTATTCAAACAACACAATTTTCAACTGGCGTGCTTGATGATCAGTTAAGACCCGCACTAAACAGACTTGTTCTCTCTACTGGTGATGTTGAAAAATCACAAAAACTTTTAACTCTTGCATTAGATGTTTCAGCGGGCACAGGTAAAGATTTAGAAAGTGTGACAACGGCTCTTGCAAAAGCAGCGGGGGGGCAGTACACCGCATTACAACGTTTAGGTGTTGGTTTAGATAAATCTATCCTTGCTACAAAAGATTTAGATTTAATTACAGGAATTTTAACTAATAAGTTCTCTGGTCAGGCTGCTGCTGCTGCTGCAACTTTTGCTGGTCAGATGGCAATTTTGGGTACTAAGGCAGATGAAGCAAGAGAAATAATTGGTTTTGGTTTGATTAGGGCTTTTGAATCATTTAGTGGTTCAGGTGGGGCTGGGTCAGCGTTTGGCGATTTGTTAATCAAAACTGCTAACACAATATCTGATTTCATTATTGGTACAGCTTTAACAATAAAAAATATAAAAGAGTTAACTTCAACTTTCTTGGACAATCATCCAGTTTTGCTTCGTTTCGTGCAGGCTTTAGGCAATGTTGCAAAGTTAATGTTGGATTTGATGCCAATGACCGCATATGCGCAAGCAGTATCTAAACTTGGTAAAGAAACAAAAGCAAATGATTTAGCAACTCAAAATTCAGCTGATAGATATCAGTTGATGGCTGAAAAACTTTATGGTGTCAAATCTGCTACTGATAAAACACTACCTACGATTCAAAAAGCAACTAAAGCAGTTAAGGGTTTGAGTGATGCCCAAAAGGCTGTTATTGATGCAAACATTAAACTTCAAGACACTATTGTTAATAATTTACAAACCTCTTTATCTTCTGCTGAAAACTCTTTGAGTTCAGTAACAAACAAGTTTGAGGATTTGAATAGCACAATTTCAAGTTCTGTGACTGATGTTATTGATTTTGGTAAAGCCATTGAAACTGAAAACTTTATTGAGGCAATCACAAAACAAGCGCAGGATGCCACAAGTTTTGCTGACAAGGTAAAACAACTTATTGTTTTGGGCTTATCTGAAGCTGGTATTAGAGAGTTATTAAACGCAGGTTTTGATGCTGGGTCTTTGATTGCTGACCAGTTAATCGCTGGTGGCACAACTGTTGTCAAACAAATAAATACTTTACTCGATTCTGTGAATCTTGTTGCTGAAACTGTTGGTCGTCTTGGTGCGCAAACTTTTTATCAGCAAGGTGTTGATCAGGGTAATGCTTTGGTTGATGGCATTAAGACTTCCTTGGCAGCAGCGCAATCCGAGTTGGATAGGTTGCGTGCAAGTTTGACTGCCCCAGCAAGCAAGGTAGCAGCAGCAGTAACTACAACCGATACACCTGTTGCAACAATTTTTAAGACACCTGTTCCTAAAACTATTCCTGGCACGTCTTTGACTCAAGCCGAAGTTAATAAAATATTAGGTGATCCTGTTGCTCAGGCTTCAGCAGCAAGGTATCAGGCAATGGCTAACGCGAGACGGTTTGCTAATGGCGGAATTGTTTTGGGCGCTACGAACGCAATCATTGGTGAGGCTGGCCCTGAAGCTGTGATTCCGTTGTCAGGTAGGAACGGTGGGATGGGTCAAACTTTTAACATTGTTGTTAATGCAGGTGTGGGAACTAATGGTGCACAAGTTGGTGCACAAATTGTGGAGGCAATCAAAAAGTTTGAGCGTACTTCTGGTCAAGTATTTGCGAGAGCGTAAATGGGTTTACCAACTAAAACGGTTGAGATTGGTTTTGATTTAAGTTCTGGTGGTGGGCCGTTCTTTACTTTGGATGACCCTGTTGCAGGTTTGTTGGATAACACAGATTTCCTTTTGGGTGGGACTTTGTTTTATGATGTGACAAGTTATGTTGTGAGCATCAATACTAATCGTGGTCGCTCAAGGGAACTAGACAAATACAATGCTGGTGCTTTAGAAGTTTTATTCGATAACAGCACAAGAGTTTTTGATCCGTTGAACGCTTCAAGTCCTTACGCTGGGCAGATTGTTCCCCACCGTGAAATTCGTGTTAAGTCTAACGGTTCAGCTGTGTTCTTTGGTCTGATTGATGACTGGAATCTTAACTACAACCCTGGTGGCGATAATACGGCTGCTGCTCTTGCCTCGGATGGTTTTACTTTGTTTGCTCAACAAACTTTAGCAGCGCACACCGCAATACCTCAACTGACTGGTGCACGAATTAACGCTGTGTTGGATAGACCTGAAGTTGATTGGGATGCAACAAACAGAAACATTGATGTTGGAACAATTAACCTGCAAGGTGATGTTGTTGATGAGGGTGTTGGGGCTTTAACTTATTTGCAGGTTGTTGAAACAACTGAGTCAGGTAATTTATTTATTGACAAAACTGGTCGGATGACTTTTCAGGATAGTTTGACTGGCCCTAGTTCTGTTGGTTTGGTTACTTTAACTGATGATGGTACAGGTATTCCGTTTAGTAATGTGGCTGTGGTTTACGGTTCAGAACTTTTGTATAACCGTGTTGTTATCACACGTGACGGTGGTTCACCTCAAACAGCTGAGGATACCGATTCACAAAACTCTTACGGCATTTCATCACTCAATATGGATGGTTTGCTTTTTAACTCTGATGCCGATTCTTTAGCTTTGGCTGATGCGCTTCTTGGCACATACTCTGAACCTGAGTACAGGTTTGATTCTATGACTATCCAAATGTCTGAACTTTCTACTTTGCAACAAAACTCTTTGCTGGCTTTAGAGTTGACGGATCAAGTGCTAATCAAGTTCACCCCAAACAATATTGGTGCACAGATTGTCAAATACGGTCAGATTACTGGCATTGACCACAGGGTCGGTATATTTGTTCACGAACTAACTTTTCGTTTCAGAACACTTGAGTTCGCAGAATTTGTGTTAGATGATGCTGTGTTTGGTCTGCTCGACACAGGGCGTTTAGGCAATTAGAATAACTACAAGATAGAGGAGTAATTTAATGGCTGGTGCAGGTTTTAAAGATTTTGTTGCTGGTGATG